GAACAGGTTTGCCCAAGGATATGCTGGATCCTCAAAGCACAAATTATTTTGAAGCAAGTGACCCGGCGGTAATTGCAAGCCATCTTGCTGCGAAAATAGCGATGGATAGAAAAGAGAGGAAAAAGTTGTCAGGATCTCACAATAGAACAGATGGGATTATGAATATAAATGGCAATACAGCGAACAAGCAGATTTTTATTCAGACAATGGAAGGAAGTATAGAATTGTGAATCCGATAGATCAGGAGAATAAGGAAGCGGTTGAATTAGAAGAACAGGAAGATGATGAAAACATTGATAACTCAGATGAGTTAGAGCAGAAAAAACAAAATGTATTTAATGCAGAAGGAAATACGGCCTGGGTCCAGGTGTTTGTAAACAGCCTGGGCGAATTAAATATGAACTATAAGCAGAGCGTGGAAAAAAAAGAAAATACTGCTGCTGGAAAAAGTTATGATCTGAGTAAAATGGATGAATGTACGGAATTTGTAGAACAATTTAAAAATAGTGAGTATCTGGCAACCGCAATTATTTTGTGTACTTTTGAAATGATTCCGTTAGCAGATCTGTCTGATTTACAGAAATACCTTATGGAATGTCTTCCAGTGGCACAGTTGCACAATGGAGTGGAAACAGAAGAACATGATGGACAGAAAAATCCGTACATATCTTTAAAGGCAATTCTTGCCGTGATTAGAGGAAAGCGGTTTGTCCGCGAAGATGGACAGGTCTGTATTGGCTTTGGAGACGGAGCCGAGATTGCACTGGCAAATATTCTGGAACAGTTTCCGATATTGAAAGAACGGATTGTCTCGTGGCTGATCCAAATCAATAAATTGAGCAGATACCATACAGCATTTTATACATATCAGATCGCAACAGCGTTTGAGAGAGTTATTGCATTTGATCTTGCAGATGCCAGACAACGGATCTTCCCAGAGTTATATAAGGACTCAAAAAATGCGGGGTTATTGGGAATGCTGGCATATAGGTTGTATGAAAATACTGCCATGCAGCAAGACGTAGATAACATGGTGCTCCAATGGATGCAGGAGCAGCGGGAATGGGTGTGGTTGTGGAAATCAGCAAGCCTGGCATATTCTGTGTTGATAGAAAAGGGCTGTCGAGTATCTTTTGATTTAAAGTTACAAAAAACGATCAGCAAAAGAATATTGTATTTCAGAAAAGATGATGCGATCTTTATTGCTGCGCTTTTAATTCAGTCAAAATATTTAAGGTCAATGTTTGCAAATGCTATTTATGATGCATTTCATAGAGAAAAAGAAAGAACGGGGAAATTACGCATTGTCCAGGTTTATATTAACATTGTCAGACACAGCTATTATTTGGTAAGTGAATCTTTTGTGGAATTACCGTTGGTAGCATGTGATACAAAAAAGCAGCAGGAATATATTATGCCGGTTATCGAACAGGCGATGTCCGTCTATCACCTGCGAAAACAGTTATATGTGATTTTGAAAACATATCTGAAAGAATTGTCGGTTTATGAATATTCGGAACGTGTTTTAAACCATATGTG